GCTCTTGTGTATAAACTGTTGGTACTGATCCATTATTCTTCCTCATCTAGTGGTATGTGGTAGGAGCATGCTTTTAAGAAGTAATCAAACTGCTCTCTCATATCGTGCAATGTTTGCCCGTCGCTATATATCGTATAGACTATCTTGACTGCTGGACATATTCTCTCTACTTCTCCAAACTCAGGGTAGTGTATAAACTCAAACACTGGTTGTCTGTCCATCAGCTGTTCTCCTCTGCTACCATTGCTGTTAGCTTCTGTAAGTACCAGCCAGCTTTCTGTAGGTCTTCTACCTGCTTACCTTTGTAGTCATAGCGCCACAGATACTTCATGCAGTTGCCCTTGAGGTAGCCTTTGAATGCCACTGAAGACATGGATTCCTCTATTGCATCAATACACTCTATGTTGCCAGTGTTGTAGTGTTTAGGCGCACCTACCATGTCTTCTTCTTCCTCATCTTGCCTAGCAATTATGTCCTCCAGAGATTCGTCTTCCCAGTCTACCTGTCCTGCGTCTTCCTCCCAAAGCTCTGAGTCTTCATCGTGTGCTGCATTCATCCACGCCTCTAGTCCTATCTTTTTCTCTATTGCTGGGTGTTGCTTACGTACTCTGTCCCAGTCTGCTGGTGTTGCGTCATTGAGTCTCATCTTCAAAGTCCTCTGCTATTCTGTCAAAGTTTCTAATTATCCTACCTTCAAACGCTTCTACTAAATCAGTTGGTGTTATAGACAACAGCTCACACAGTAGTTCCTCATCTAACTGTAACACCATCTTTTCTTTAAGTTCATCTAGTGTCATAGCCATTATACTTTCTTCCTTTTGATGTACCGTGTCATCTCCTTGGCTGTCTCTACGGTGTAGTGCTGGAACCCTTCCTTCTCACACCACTCTCCCATTGTTATCTTGCCACCCTTGCGTACCTTCTTGTTAGGGTTTGACAACACAAAGATTAACTCCCACTCCGGCATTGAATCTCTAATGGCTGTGTACTTCTGCGTGTCGCCTACCCTGAAGAACCCTTTGCACTCTATCAGTATTGCCTTGTCCTCGTGTACGAAGTCCGGTAGATACTTCTTGTGTACTGTGTATGGTAGATCATACGGTTCAAACTTGTACTGTCCATCTAGCTTCTCTGATAAATCCTTCTCAAGTCCTGATCTAAAAGCCCTCTTCATCTGGCATGACCTCCTGTACCTTGGGTTCCTTTACTACGTCTACTAAGTACTTTGGCCCGTAGGAGTAGGCGAAGACCCGTAAGTTTGGATAGCAGTGGTCTTTGAACTGACAGTAAGAGCAACCAGTAGAGAGCTTTGAGTTTCCTGATTTGCCGTCCGGTATAGGTTGGTAACACCACTCCGCTGGCTCTGGCTGCTCTACTAGCTTTTTTACATGCTTCACCCTGTCCACTATGTCACCCTTGAGTGCCTCATACACAGGAGCCTCTGTGTCTGTGAGGTCATACTTGAGGTAGGTCAGGTGTCCGTTGGCCTTGTCCATTGCAAGCCATCCAAACTCTGTCTGTCCCTCTGAGTGTGCGTAGGCTTTGATCTGATCAATATAACCAAAGGGATCGTCATATGCCAGTGTACCATCCTTAAACTTCTTGAACCCAAAGCTGCTTGCTGACTTGACATCAGTAACAACACCGTCAATCTTGCAGTCCATGTGACCCACGATTCCTTCAACATTACATACCTTCTGCTCATCAGTCACACTGTGCCCAGCCATGCGGGTTAGGAACAGCAACATCTCTTCAATCAAGTGACCATACATAAACTTGACGTAGGTATGGGGCTGTAGTTCCTCACCTTCCGTACCGTTGAAGTGATTCCAGAGGTAGCGGTCGGTGCGGCCAATATTTGACAAGCGTAGCTTGCGGTTATCCTCTCGCTTCTTCCGACCAAACTCAGTACGCATCAGTGCCTTGACGCTCTCACCAAACTTCTCTATCTCTGCCTCCACATCTACAGATGGGTCAGCGTCCTTGCTTTCCATCAGTGCGTAGATGTCCTGTACTACAGTGTCCGTTGTTTTATTAGTACTCATGTATCACTTCCAGTATTAGTTCGTTTGCTATCGGGGGTGGCAACCTGAACCACTCGTTGATGTTGTCACATTCCTTTGCTAGTCTTACATGTGCCGCAGACTCCGCTGCTCTCCTATCATCTACCTCGTAGGAATAAACCAAGGTGTAGTCTCTGAACGGTGAGGATGTTTGATAACTCTTAAGCCTGTCCTCTGAGTCTACTGCCATCCCTACCTTAACCCACTCAGGCCACGCAGGGTTAGTCATTACATATACATACCCTTCTTTGACTTGGTTGTACACTTCCTGTGTCTTCCAGCTAAACAGTTTAGCCAACAGACTGGGCGACCTTTCCCCTCTCTTAATCCTATTCTCTACCCTGCGTATATCATAACATGTCTTACATTTGTAATGCTTCTTAGCTACAAAGGACTCATACCAGTTGTCTTGCGTTAAAGGTACTGAGCAGCTGATGCACTCCTTATCAGTGGGTATCTGCCCAACTGGTTCCGACTTTGTAATCTCCTGCGAGAGGGCAGTTGAGTTCGTAGTGGAGTCCTGCAGCTTCAACGCAGCTTGCTGCCAGTCCTCCGAAAACCTCTGCCTTCTCTTGTCTGACTTCTGTCTGGATTTCATCGTGAATGTTCCCTAAAAAGTTAAAGTCTATACCCCATATTATAGCATACTCGTGCAGTAAACACAAGGCTTTCTTCATAACGATAGCCCCGGCTGACTGCAGTAAGCTATTCAATGCAGCATGTTCTGATCGTATGGCGATCCGTCTTTTATCCAAGCCATAAACATAGCCTCTTGTAGCCGCCATTCCAACTCGTGTTCGTAACTCTCCAAGAGCTGGCGTATTTCGGAGGAACTTTTCCTTAAGTCTCTGACCGTCCTTTCTAGTTCCACCAACGATGCTTCCGATTTTGGAATCTCCGGCCCCGTAAAGAAAAGCGTATATGAAAGTCTTCGCTTGATCTCTAGTTTCAAGGCCCGCAGCCAACTGGTTTGCCGTGTGTATATCTCCATTGAGTATTTCATTTGTGTACTCCTCGTCATTCATGTAGTGCGCTAACATGCGTAGCTCAAGACCGCTGGCATCCATACCGACTAGCTTGTACCCTTCCTTCACTGTCCACACATCACGACACTGCTTGCCGTAGGGTGAGTAGACTGCAGGAACCTGCCCCATGTTGGGACTGGAGTGCGTCATGCGTCCTGTCACTGCACCGTTGGAGTTAACGTACCCGTGTACTCTACCGTCATCCTCAACCGCATCTAGCCAGCTTTGTACCTGTGCGACACGCTTCTGTATCATCAGGTACTCGCCTATCAGGGAAGCCTGTGGTATTCCTTTCACTGTACTCAGCACCGCCTCGTCTACGATGGCTTGTCCTGTCTCAGTAAATTGTTTAGGCTTCCAGCCAAAGTGCTGGAGGTATCGTCCTATCTGCTGTCGTGAACCCAAGTTAAACTCTGGGTAGTCAAGACGACTGAAGGGAGCGACTGCGGTAGTCCACTGATCTCCTAAGAACTTAAGTCCAACAACAGAGTACGTACCATCTTTCTTAGTCTTGGGTGTAATCTCTTTGACAAATGTCGGTAACGGTTTGAAAGTCTGATGCACTTCGTCTTCAAGGTCATTCTTCTTCTCCTTCAGTTCTGCTAGTAATACGAATGCTTTCTCTTGATCTAAGAGCCAGCCTGTTTTAATCTGCTTTGATATAATGCTTTGTACTTGGTGTTCCAAGCTAATGCTTTCAGCTCCAAAATCTGCAAGGTCAAGAAGTAATCTCTTGTACACCAGCACATTAACATTAACGTCTTGCTTGCAATAGTCCACCATATCCTGCGAATAATTATCCCAGTCATCGTGATCTCCTTTAGATTGATTAAGTCTGTCACCCCAGTTACGGAGCGAGTGACCGCCCTCTCTTGATGGGTTAGCCAGTCGTGACATAACTAAAGTATCAGACACCTTGCACTTACTAAAGTCTGTGCCTAGCAGTTCCTCAAGGACAGGTACGTCATAGTCAATGATGTTGTGACCTATGATCTCACACTCTCCAAGACCTGCAATGTAATCGTTGAACGACAGTAGCGTGTCACCTGAGAACACATTAGTCTCACTGGTATCCAGCTCCTGAGTTACAATTACCCAGACCTTTGTAGGTTTTAAACCGTTGGCTTCAATGTCAAATACAACCTGCTTCATTAGAACTCCGGGTCATCCCCAGTGGGGCAGCTAGTCTCAATCATGCGACCTGACTCCTTGTCGTAGTACAGGTAACATGCAGGGCCGGTCAGTCCTACAAACCTATTCTTCAACACACGTACCGTGGTGGTGTTGCGTGTCTCAGGGTCAGCGTGTTGTTGGTCACGCTCCAAGCCAATGACAATATCACTGAGCTGGGCGATGGCTGCAGAACCACGCAGCTCACCTAAGCTAATCTTACCACCGTCCTCGTGTGCCTTGGCTTGCGCGATTGCCGCCGATCCTCTGAGTTCTCCCAAGCTAATCTTACCACCGTCCTCGTGTGCCTTAGCGCCGCTGGGTCTGCGCAGGTGTGATACTAGGAATAGCCCTACACCTGTCTCCTGAACCAGCTTGCGGAGGTTGGTCATGATACTGTCGATAGCCTTACGCTCATCACCTGTGTCCTGATCGCTGACCACGATGCTCAAGTGATCAAGGATAATCCACTTGCAGTCCAGTCCCTTGGCCATGTAGCGTATGCGTCCCAGCAGGTTGTCCTCACTCGTACTGCCCCAGTGGTCAAACATAAACACACGGCCTGTGCCTAGCGTCCTGTCCCAGTAGCCCTTCTTCTCTTCCTGAGAGACGGTCTTGTCCAAGTGAAGCTGCTTGTTAGCCTCAATGGACATGATACCCAGAGCTGTCTTAGGGATGTCCTCCTCAAGCGCGAGGATGCCAATGTTCTCATCCGTTGCACCCAAGAGGTAATGCTCCAGCTCCCTGACGATCTGCGACTTACCCATGCCTGACCCGGAGGTGATTGTCACCAGCTCCTGCTTGCGGAACCCGTGGGTCATCTCGTTGAGACACTCCCAAGGATAGGGTATGGACTTGACATCTGACTGCTTGATGATCATGTCCCATGTCTCATTGCCTGCTACTATACCGTCCGGGCGATAGGCTTTAGCGTTCCACCACTCCTTGACAAACGCCTGCACCTGATTGCTCTTGAGCATGTCGCCTGCATCCTTGGCTGGCAATGTGACATTCTTGGCCTTGTTGGGGGTGAACAGATCAAGCACCGACTTGGCCGCCTCCTGTCCTGCCTTGTCGTTGTCAAAGCAGATCACCACATTATCAAAGGTCTCAAGCCACTCTAGGTTTGCTTTGATGTCTTTGGCTGCTCCGGCTGCACCTGATCTGATGGAGACGACTGGCCACTTTCCGTCAAACATTTCGTTGACAGCAAGCGCGTCCGCCTCGCCTTCTGTGATCGTGATGTATTTACCGCCACTCTTGAAAGCCTGCTGGCCGAAGAGACCCGCCTCATTAAACTCTCCTGTTGCATAGAATGATTTGTTTTCGGTCATCCTGACCTTGGTTCCTGTCACCGCACCTGTGTCCTTGTGGTGGTACGGGTAGTGATGCTTGACAATCTGTCCGTCCGTGCCGTACTCCACTGTCACACCGTACCGCTGGCACGTTGACTGTGATATACGTCTGTCCGGGATTGCCGCTGTTACACCTGTCATCTCTAATGACCTCGTTGGTTTGCGTTGTGCTACTTGTCCTATCTGGCCGTTGCCGTGTTCGTAATAGTTGCAGCCCCCAGAGAAGCAGACTGCATGACCATCACTATAGCGAGCCAGATTGTCAGAGGAGCCACACTTGGGGCATGGCTCATGCTGAACGAATGTTGACTCAACTGCCACCGCTAGAAGTCCTCTCCGCCTTCCTGCTCTGCGACCTCAAGCACCTTGATCTTATTCAGGTACGTTGACACACCGTGTACAGGATGGGGCTGACCCTCTGCGTACATGATACGCACCTTAGACCCGCGACCAATGCGACCCTTGAACGGGTTGCCTTCCGCGTCCATCACCGGGACATCATACTTGGTGCTGAACTTGCGCTGCTTGACACCTTCGTACTCGCGGAGCTTGACACCAGCTTCGGACAGAGTGCCTGCTGTTGGTTCATCCAAGCTGAGAACCAGAGAGAACTTCCCGGTGGACTGACCCTGATACATCTCATGCTCGTCTAGGTTTTCAAATGCTACTAAGCCTTCTAATACTGCCATGGTTACTACCTCTCGTTGTTGTGACCCCTTAGGATCGTTTGGTTAATACTTTAAAGATTAATAATTAATTTTTCCCTTTACTACCCTAGTATTATATCAAGTAT